TCAGGTACCAGCGGGCCTTTCGGCCTCGCTGAAGTCAGTGGATTTGGCGGATTCTTCGGGCTGGGCGGTCGGCTCAGCGGGGTTGGTCACGTAGTGGTCGCCGCTGCCGTGCATCCACCATCCGTCGAGGTCACTACTACGGTCGTTGTAGAAGACGGACATGCGCTGCTCCTTGGTGGGTGTGAGGGAGCGCCGTCCCGGTCGGTTTCCCTTGCCGACCGGGACGGCGTGCGGGCTGCGGAGGAGGGTGCGGCCCGCGGGGCCCGCCGCGTCATGGGGTGTCGCGCGGCGGAGGTGTGCGGTCAGCCGGAGGGCTGGGAGGAAGGGCAGGGTCCGGGGTGCCCGTGGAAGAGGAGGCACGGCTCGTCTTCCAGGGTGGTGCACCAGGGGAGCAGGACCAGCAGGAGGTTGGGTCCCCTCCACAGGGTCCAGGCGCCTCCGTCCTTGGCGCCGAGGTCGGCGAGGAGGGAGTAGTGCGGGTTGTCGGCGTGGTCGGGGTGGTCGGGGTGGCGCAGGCACGAGGTGTCGGAGGAGGCGGTGCCGCCTTCGCTGCCGAGGATGGTCCTGACGGTTTCGGCCATCTCCGGCGGTACGACGGGCGTGCGTCCGCATCGCGGTTCGTCGGGGAGGCCGGGTTCGGTCACGGCACGAGCCAGGGCTTCAAGGAGTTGGGGGACCATCGGGGAGCTTCCTTGGCGCAGGTGGGGCAGGCAGGCAGGCGAGGAGAGGCGAGGGCATCACGCTGGCTTCGTACCGGGCGTGGGCCGCTCAGCACGATGTTCCGTTCGACGCCACGCTAAGTCGCGCGAAGACGCTCGTCGAACGCCATATCGAGCGGCACGGGGCGTTCGAGATCAACGCGCTCGGAGGGCTGCTCGTCTGCTCGAAATAGAGGGCGGACAGAGAATGCAGAATGCGCCCCCGCCCGCGGCACCATGCCGCAGGCGGGGGCGCGTTGCTTCATCGGGCGGCGAGCTGCCAGACGGACAGGGCGAGGCCGCACACGGCAGTGAGGGCGGCGAGGGAGGGGAGCGGCCAGCGGGCGCTTTCGAGGGCGTCGAGGCGTTGCTCGGTACGTCGCTGCCGTTCGGTTTCCCCTCGTTCGAGGGCGTCGAGCCGGGCGGCGTGGTCGTCGAGGCGGATCCCCTGCTCGGCGAGGTGCTGCTCGGTCTGGTCGTGCCGCTGGACCAGGAGCGCGAGGGCGCCGTCGATGCGGGCGTGCCCGACCTCGATCGTCCGACGGATGCGTTCGAGTTCGAGGGTGACGGCGGCCGGGTCGCTCGGCGAGGGGCTGGTCGTCACTCGGCGGGGCCCTCGGCGCCGGGCGGGTCCGTGCGCAGCCATGAGGGCATGAGCGCCTGGATGCCGGGCAGCGCCATCACGCGCGCGAGGCCACCGGCGACGGCGAGCGATCCCGCGACCCACGGCAGGGAGGCGGGGATGCCGGAGGCGTCAACGATCGCCGGGAGCATCACGGCGATGCCGAGGGCGGTCTGCACGATGGTGCGGGCGGTGTGCTTGGCGGCGGGGGTCATGGAGTGCTCACTTCACGATCTTGATGGTCTGCCCGGCCTTGATCAGGTTCGGGTTCGAGATGCCGTTCGCCTTGGCGAGCTTGGCCACGGTCGTGCCGTACCGGGCCGCGATGTCCGACAGGGTGTCGCCCGCCCGCACGGTGTACGTGCCGGTCGGCTTCGGGGTCGGCTTGCTCGGCGCTGTGGAAATGCCGGCCGCCCACTTCCGCAGCGCGGCCCGGTCGGCGAACTGGCCGACGTCCCCCGCCCGTGACCGGGGCCGTGGTGGGCTTGCCGCACCGGGTGATGGTGGCCGACCAACTCGTCTTGTCGTTGGTCTCGCCGCCCTGCTCGCCCGGCGTGACGGTCGCCTCCCACACGACCCATGCCTGCTGTGACGCGTGCCGCCACCGCACCGTGTTCCGGGAGTCGATGCCGAGGCGGTTCGACCACACGGTGTCGATGTACGCCTGCCCGGGGTCCTGGGCGCCGCTCTTGGGGTCGATGCGGTACTGGCCCTCGATCTCGATCGTGGCGCCGCGCTGCATGACGTCCTGCTCGTAATACCCCTCGGAGTCGAACGCGGTCGTCTCCGCGGTCTCCCCGTTCTCCCCGGGGTTGTGGGTGAAGCTGGTGAGTCCGGCGATGGGCAGCCACGTCTCGGGGCTGGCGTCGGCGTCCTGCACCTCAAAGTGCCAGCGGCGGGCGTCAATGGGCCGACTGTTCGCGGCCATGGGAACCTCCTAGTCGGGTCGGTGGGTGGTGGGGTTGGCGACGTCGAGGCGGAGGTTCACGACGTGCTCATGCCGACCGCGCTCGTCAGTGTCGAGCGGGGCGGGAGTCTGCTGCGCGACGCAGAGCACAAGCCATGTGCCGTCGGGCAGTTCGATACCGGCGAGGCCGTGCAAGGCGGCGTACAGGGCCTCGGCGCGACGGCGGGAAACCCGCGGGTCGGCGGTGCCACGCACACGGATTTGAAGCGCCCGCTCGTCATAGCCGTTGCGGGCGTCCTGCTCGGCCCCGCCGTACAACCACAGGCCAACCGCCCTGTCGGGGCCGGGCGGCAGCGTCTCGGCGAAGGTGTCGCCGCGGGTGCCGGTCGGGTCGTAGTCGGCCAGGCCGAGCCCGTCGAGGTAGCGGGCGAGGCCGTCGAGGAGATCAGCCACGCAGCGCCCTCCGGACCTGCGCGGCGATGATCGCGGCGACCTGCCCGGACTCCCGGCGGGCCGGTTCTTCGAGGTACTTCGCCTTGCGGCCCGGGGAGTGCCGGGCGCTCATGTCCTCGTGCACGCGGACGGCGTACGGGGTGTCGTAGGAGACGGCAGCCACGAGGTTGCCCTCGTCCACGGACGCGGTGCCGGAGCGTTCGAGGGTGCCCTCGTCGAGGGGGACCTCGGCGCGGGAGGCGGCGAGCAGGTGCTCGGCGCCCAGCAGCAGGCCGCGCACGGCACCCGCGCGGGCCCGGCCGCGCACCGCGGCGCCGTTCCATCGGATGCGGGCGCGCTGCACGGTCATCCGCAACTCACCTCCGTACAGGCCGGGACCGGGAGCCCCGGGGCAGTGTGCTCGGCGACGGTGAGCGCGGTGCTGGTGCGGCCGTCGGGCAGGGTGAGGCGGGAGCCGGGCGGGCACTCCAGACCCGGGGCCGTGATGACGGTCGCGGTGGCGGTGGCTTGCCGTCCGTCGGCGGCGCGCACCAGGCGGCGAGCGGGGTCGACCAGCGCGCGGACCTCGACACCGGGGCCGTACTGCAGCCCGTACGCGGTGTCGCCGAGGTAGGGCTCGACGACGACACGGTGCCGCAGCAGGAACGCCGGAACCTTCCTCACCACGGCCACACGACCCCGGGTTCGAGTCCGGCGCGGCGCAGCGCACGGGCGGCGCGCGGCGCCAGCTCGACCCCGGCCGCGCCCGACGCGGTGCCGGAGCGGCCCGACAGGGAGACGGGGCCGATGCTGACGGAGTCCCAGTGCCCGGCCGCGCCGGTGCCGTCGTCGCCGGTGGCGAGCTGGTACTCGACCTGGGCACAGGTCGCATCGGCAAGGGCCGCGCGCACCGTGTCGTCGAGCGGGTCGCCGTCGTCGTCGACCCGGTAGACCGCTGTCAACAGCGCCGAGTCGACGTCTTCCGTGGCGCGGGCGAGCAGCCGCTCGGCGTCGTCCGGCGCCGCCTGCCCGGTCCACGCCGCGAGCTGTTCGGGGGTGGCGTAGGTACGGGCGGCCACCGGCTCACGTCCCCTTTGCTGCGCGGGAACGCGAACGCCCCGCGGGCTTGACCGGCGGGGCGTCAGGTTCGGTGCGGTGCGCGGCGGGCGCGGGGTGGTAGCGGCGCAACATCACTCCGCACCGCCCCCGTCCGACGCCGGGGTGAGGCTGCCGACGCACACGCCGCGGTCATCCAGGCGCTTGACGGCGTAGTGCACGTTCGTGGTGATCACCGTCGTCCGCTTCAGGATGTCGCGGTCGGTCTCGACCACGGGGCGGTGCTTGTAGAGCAGGCCGAGGGCGCTCTGCTTCAGCAGCAGGAAGGTTCCTGCGGCTACCCGGTCCGTGACGATCACGGGCATACCGGCGACCGCGCCGACCTGTCCCGTGGTGACCGGCGTCGAGGCGCCGAGGGTGGCGGCGTTGATGAACTGGTCATCGGTGAAAATCTGCGCCATCTGCGCGGAGTTGATGAACAGCCCGGAGAACTCCGACGGGTCGAACTCGTCGCCGAACGTCGCCAGCGCGGGAACGATGGCGTCGCGCCACGTGAACCCGGCCCCGGCCTCGGTGGCGAAGGCGTACGGCTTCCCGCCGCCCTGGCTGGTCTCGTCGGCCTGCGCCTGCGTGATGAGGTCCGCGTCGACCTTGCGGGCCGCGAGGATGCCGAACTGCCGCTGCGCCTCGCCGCGGGGGTCGCCGAGCGCGGTGAGCATGGCCTTGTCGGTGATCTCGACGGCCTTACCTGCCTCGCGGATCGTGGCCGAGCTGCTGCTCTGCCCCATCACGGCCGTGCCCATGGGCACCGCCTCGGTCAGCTCGTCGAGGTCACCGAGGGTGCCCCACTTGGGAAAGTTGATCGTGTCGCCCGGCTGCCCGGCGAGGGTGTCGTCGGACTTCACGGCGGACGATCCGGCGACGCGCACGGCGCCGCGGAAGACGCCCTGTGCCATGTCGGCCCACACTTCGGGAACGATGAAATTGGCGGCCTTGGTCTCGGCCATGGCGGGTGCTCCTTCTCTCCGGCACACGGCCGGGCGGTTGGGGATGCCCGGCGGCGGGCGCCGGGGTCAGGAACCAGCGGACAGGCGCCGGTAGGTGTCGGGGTCGGACTGGTACAGCTCCGCGCGCCGGGCGTAGTCCATGGCGGCGAACTGCTGCGCGGTGACGCCTTCGGACGGCGGGCCGGAGAACTCCGCGCCCGCCCGCGACGGCCCCGGGGCCCGCTGCGCGGCGAGCTTCGGATTGGCAGCGACCGCGGCTTCGACGGCGGCGCGCACGGCCGCGGTGTCCGTCGGGTCGACGTCGGCGAGCGCGGCGGCGAACGCCCGGGAGTCGAGCAGGGCGTCGGGGTCGCCGCCGGCATCCCGCGCGGTGCGGAACACCGCCAGCTCGACGGCGGTCTGCCGGGCGTGCTGCTGCTCGGTGGCGAGCTGCTGCGTGAGCGCGGCCGGGTCCGGCGGCGCGTCGTCCTGGACCAGGCCGAGCGCGCGCCCGATCTGCTGCGCCAGCTCGGCGCGCGCCTCATCGGCGGCGGTCTGCTTCGCGGTCACGCGGGACTTACCCGCATCCCGGCGGGCGGCGGCGAGCTGCTGTTCAAGACGGGCGATCGTCGCCGACGGGGCCTCGTCCTGCCCGGTACCGGAGGGCGGCGCCGGGGGCGCGGCGGGCGTGGTGGGTGCCTGCTGGCCGGTGTCGGCCGGGCCCTGCCCACCCTCGTCCGCCGGGGCGCTCTGCCCGTCGGTGTTCGTGCTGGTGATGCTGGTGGTGTCGCTCACGGGGGTGCACTCCTGGTGCATCGGGCCCGCTCCTGGCGGGCGTGTGGGCATACGAAAAAGGCCCGCCGTGGCGGGCCCTGGAGGGGAAGTGGAGCGGTCGGCGCCTACTCGGCGGCCTACTTCTGGTCATGCTGCTCGTCGGCGAACCGCGCCGTCTTGGCGTAGCCGCGGACCCACGCCGAGCGGCGCAGATCTCCGGACGGGTACGGGCAGGCGGTCACCGGGTCGCCGGATCGGCCGGCATCGGCACCCGCGGCCAGAGCGCGGACAAGGTCACCCCTGGTGCCCATCGCCGCCGCCCCCTTCACAGCCGGTTCTGCCGGTCGCCGCGGGCGCGCCGCGCGGTCTGCGCCGCAGCGTCCCGCACGCCCGTGATCTGCTCCGTGTACTCGGCGAGCGTAGTACGGGGGTGGGCCTCCCACCACCGAATCAGATCTTCGGACGCGCGGGCGTAGGCGACGTGCGCGGGGCCGGTGAACAGGCTCCGCGGATCAACGCCGTTGGCCTCGGCCCGCCGGTTGAGCAGGTGCCCGCGCAGCGCATCTTCGGCCTCCAGCCACTGCGCCGCGATGTGCTCGCGGTACATCTCCCGCACCTGCTCGCGGGTGTACGCCGTGCGCTGCGCCTCAGCGGCGTGTGCGCGGTCGGCGAGCCACCGTTCGGCGGCGGACATGCCCGCGTACGGGTCCTCGTCGAGGGCGAGGTGCGCCCAGCCGTCCGGGTCGGTGACGGGCGCGAGGGTGTCGTCGACCGCTTGCCGGTCGGCGAGCTGCCCGGCGACGGTGTGCGCGCCGTGCGCCGCGGGCGGCGGGGCGGGCGGGTACCGGCGGTCGAACTCGTCGGCGATCCGCTCGGCGCCGCGCGGGTCCCCGTACCGCACGGTCCAGCCGAGGTCATCGTCACCGAGGCCGGAGAGATCCGCGGCGAGGTGCCCGTCGGGGAAGACGCGCGCGAGCAGGTCGCGCTCGTCGCGGCGGTCGGCCTCGGCCTCGATCCGGCCGCGGTCGCGGCCGTCGAGGTGCCCGGAGCCGTGCGCGGCGGCAAGCTGGTCGTCGCCCATCTCCGACAGCGTGTGCCGGTCGCCGGACCGGACACGCGCCGCATCCACGGCCGATGCCGTCGGGACCGGTGCGGCCGAGGGAAGGTTCCCGGCGCCGGACTGCTCCCGGTACCGCTTGCGGATCAACTCCCGGTGATCTGCCAGGTGTTCGCGCTGGCGCTTCTGCCAGGCGCGTACCTTCGCCTCGGCCGCGCGCCGCGCCTCGGGCGTGACGGCCGCCGCCTTCCGGTTCTTCCACTTCCGAATGCCGCGTTCGAGGGCCCGCTGTTTCTGCGTGGCCTCGTAGCCGTCGGGGTCCGTGGAGTGCTCGACCGGCGCCCGCGTCACGCCCGGCAGGTAGGCGGCGAGGCTGTGTCGGCAGTTCGGATGCTGGAACCCGGCGCGGCGCGCCTCGTCGAGGGAGGCGGCCACGTGCACGCGCACGGTGCGGCCGTCCTCGGTGGCGTGCTCGACCTCGACGGTGTGGGCGCCGTCCGGCCCGTCGAGCGCGAGCACCTTGCCCTCGTACGGGCGGCACAGCGGGCACTCGTGCGGGGCGTTGGACACGATCACCAGGGACACCCCGGCGGCGCGCAGCCGGTCGCCGTGCGCCTCGACCGCGGCCCGCCCGACAGCCGTCCGTACCGCCATCTCGGCGTACGAGGTCATCGACCACGAGCGGCCGGAGCGGTCCACGAAGGTGCGCAGCCCACGGTCGGCGAACCGCTGCATGGCGGCCTGCGTCGTCTGACGGCGGGTGTCGACGCCGAGCAACGGCGTGGCGGCAACCTCGCCGACGACCTGCCGGTACCCGTCCTCGACACCGCGGAGAATCCCGCGGTGCGTCGCCTCGATCCGCGTCCGCGCCTCCTCGGCGAGCCGGTCGACGGCGCGGGCGTTCGGGGTCGTCTCCGCGATCCGCCGCGCATCGTCGTCGTGCAGCGCGCCCAGCTCGACCAGACCCGCGCGGGAGCCGTCGTTGTACGCCTCGGCGACCGCGTCGAACACGTCGAGGCTCGTCGCTTCGGCGAGCGCGTCGACAACGCCCTGTGCGGCTCGGCGTAGGGCCTGGACGTCATGGAGCTTGGCTGAGACCCACCCGGGTGCGTCCAGGTCCGCGGCGAGCTGTCGCGCAACGATGCTCAGCAGGCGAGCCTCGGCGTCTGCGTAGAGGTCGCTGATCCCGGCCGACAAGTCCTCGACCATCCCTGGGTGTACATGGCACCTCCCAACAGAACAGAAGGGAGGACCACATTTCAGCCGTGATATGCGTCACACGGTCCATCGTGTAAAGAGTGGCGTCCGCGAGGTGTGGACCTTTGAAACATCCGCCCACCCTTCTCGATTGCCTTGGATTCAAATGTTAAAGATGCGACATGTTCCATAATACAGAACAAGTCCGCCCTATTTGCCTCGAAAGTGAAGATTCTCCCCTGGCAGTATGGAGGTGGAGCGTGCGCACGCCTCTACAGCAATGACGCCAACTCATCTGGGGACGAGTCGAGTTGAAGAGAACTGAGAGATTCGACGGGCGTGCGCGTCGGGCTGAGGACATAGTCCTGCGGGTGCCACGGCCCGTGATCCGGATGGGCGCGCTACAGGGCGGCGGGATCGCAACCGCCATTGCCACGGGTCACGTTCACGACCCCACCGCAATGTGGGCGCTCGTGGCGCTGGCCATCGCTGGCCTGGGGCGTGACGTGCTACTCGTCCGAAGCAATGGCCTCGGCGGGATGTAGCGGGGTTACGGCATCAGCCCGGCCTGCATGGGATCTGGAACGGCGGCGCCGGTCTCGGCGAGGATGCGGTCGACCTCGGCCCGTACGGCGTCGTCGTCCCAATCCGGGTGCAGGGCGCGCACCTTGGTGTCGGTGCTGACGGCCTGGGCCTGCTGGAGCAGGTTGAGCGTCTGGGCGACGGTCTGCGGGTCTTCGCTGACGGAGTCGCCGAACGCGATCGTCGGCCGCTCCGGTGTCAGACCGGGGGTGTAGAGGCTCTGGTCCAAGCGGAGCATCACGAAGAGCATGTCGGCCAGCGCCGGGGACCAGTACCGCGACTTCTTGTCGCGGGTGATCATGCTCCGGCGCTCGCGGGCGGTGACCTCGGTCGCCGTGGTGGCGGTCGAGTCGCCGAGGCCGAAGGACTGCGCGGAGTACCCCGCGAGCTGCACGGCCTGCCGCATGATGGCGTCGGCGGTCTGCTGGTGCTCGGCGACCCGGATCGCGAACTGCGACAGGGTGATGCCGCCAACCCCGTCGTTCGGCGGGATGTTGAGGGCCTGCCAGATCTCGCGGTCGTCGTCGAACGAGGCGCCGCGGCCGGGGCCGTGGTCGCGCAGGTAGCCGTCGGGCACGATCAGCCGGGCGCGGGCGAGGCGGATGTCACGCAGCCAGCTCGACCACGTCTCGTCGAGCGCGTCGAACAGGTCGTGCGCCGACTGGTAGTCGGACCGGCCGAGCGGTGACCCGCGATACCGGCGGTTCGGACGGATGTTGGGGACGTAGGCGGCGGTGAGCTGGTCGAGGCCGGTCTCGATGCTGTCGCCCTCGACGCCCAGGGCGTCGGCGAGCGGCGCCGTGTCCGGGTGCTCGGTGAGCGGCACGCGGGTGCCGAGGCTGTCGACGGTGCCCTCGTAGAGGCCGTGCAGAACGCGGCCGACTTCGTGCCGCTCCAGGTGCCGCCAGACCGTGTCGGAGCCGGACGCCAGCTCACGCCAGAACGTCACGGCGGACAGCTGCCCCCACCGGAATTCGGGGTCCGCGGCGTCGGCGTGTACGGCCGTCAGCAGCGGGCGCGGGGCGAGGGCGGTGTCCCAGGTGACGCGTAGGAACACCCCGCCCAACGCGGCGCCGACTTCGGCGGCCTCCAGCAGCGTGTTCGCGATGCCGTCCGCCTCGGTGATCTCGTTGAGCCGGGCCTGTGTTGCCGGATCGCCGACGGTGAACGTCGGCGGTTCGCTGAACAGCAGGTCGGCTGATGTGGTGGCGATGTCGGCGGGCAACGGGATGTGCAGCCGGGTGTCGTGGCGGCCGGGCTGGGGGTGCCGGTGGCGTGCCCACAGTCGACGGCGGCCGTCGTGCCGCTGCTCGGTGTACTGGTAGATGTCCGCGAGGCGGCGCCGGTCGCCGGAGTACCACGCGTCGTCGGCGCGAAGCTCTCGGTACAGGCGGCCGAGCGACGGAGGCGGCCAGGCGGCGCCGTTGTCAGGCAGCGGCATCCGCGCTCACCTCCCCGTACGGGATTCGCAGCGTGGTGGTCAGCGGGTCACCGCCGTGCGAAACGATGCGGCCCTCGCGGTCACGCAGGAACAGTTCGGCCCGCACGCCTTCGGTGGCGTGCAGGGTTATCTCGCACACCAGCGACGCGGGGATGCCGAAGGCGCGAATGGCGGCCTGCTTCTGCGCGTTGGTGATCACGGCGGGGATCGTGGTCGGGCTCATGGAGTGGCCTCCTCGGGGGTTGGGGCGGGGGTGAGGTGGCGCCACTCGTGCGCGGTGGAGTGGACGGCGTAGCGCAGCGCGTCGGCGGAGTGGTCATCGCGCTTGATGGGGCGGTCTTCGCCGCGGTCGGATGCGGCGGGGTCCCATGCGTAGCCGGGCAACTCGGAGAGCAGCCCCTGGCATGAGGAGTGGACGCGGAGCAGGCCGGAGTCGAGCGCGGTCGATACGGACCGGATGCCGTCGAGGACTTCGTTTCGGGCCCGTGCGATGCCGGGGTGCCCGTCCGTCCACAACTGGGTGGAGAAGCTTGCGGCGGACGGGTCGACGAACGTCCACGCGGGTTCGACGTCGAGTTCGGCAAGCCAGCGGCGTATGGCGGTGCTGTACTGCGCGTCGGTCATCTGGCGCCGCGTGGCACGGGAGTCATGGCGCCACTCGGCGACCGCGTACAGCCGGTTGTCGTCGCCGAGGCCGAGCAGCACCGCGGACGTGGCATTGGTGGTGCCGTAGTCGATCCCGAGCCAGTGCCGGGCGATCGGGGGCAGCTTGTCGACGACGTGCTGCTGCTCGTCCCACATGTCGTACACGGCGCCTTCGGCCACGCACCACGCCCCGTCGATCATGCGGCGCTTCCACAAGCCGACGTACTCGGCGGCGAGCGAGGCGACATAGGCCGGGGAAAGCGACGGGTTGTCTTCGAGGCGGAAGTGCCACGAGCGCAGGTCGAGTTCGTGCTCGCGGTCGAGATATCCCGTCTTCAGCCAGTGCCGCGGCCCGTCCGGGTTGGTGGTGGCCAGCAACCGGGCGCCGGGCACGGAGAGGCGGGCGAGAAGCTGTGTCCAGAACCCTTCGGGGAGCAGCGTCGCCTCGTCCACGTACGCCAGGCACGCGGTCAGGCCGCGCAGGCGTCCCTCGGCGCGCGCGTCAGCGGCGCCGATCAGGTGGACGGTGCGGCCGAGGATGACGGCCGTGGTCGCGCCGCGGGTGTGCCGCACCTGCCGGGCGACCGGCCCGAACAGTGCCTCGTCGGCGAGGGGTTCGAGGCAGTTGCGTTCGATCGTCTGGAGCGAGCGGCCACAGATCACGATCAGGCCGGACGGCGGGGCCTCGGCGACGGCCAGGACGAAGGCGAGCAGGCTCGCGACGGTCTTCCCGGAGCGAACCGCGCCGTGCCAGAGGCAGATACGGGCGGTGGCCTGCGCGATGGAACGAAGCTGTTTCCGCGACAGGGGCAGGGAGTCGAGCACCACCGCTCACCCCCCGGTGTCGGCCCCCTCGTCCGCGTCGGCCTGGTGGTCGTCGACGAACGCGGCGCGCAGGCCGCGGGCAAGGTCGGTGAGCATCGAACGGACCTCGCCCGCGCCGGTGCCTGCGTCGATCTCCGCGAGCCGCGCAGCGCTCGACAGGTACGAGCCGATGGCCTGGGAGTGATGGCGCTCATCCTGGGCGGGCGGTTCGGCGGAGATGACGCGGACGGTGCGGCCGGACGGAAGAAGTTCGGCGCGCACGTATTCGGGGGCCTCGACGCGGTCGAGGTTGGCGGAGGCGCGGGCGTAGAGGCGGCCGACGAGCTGTCGGCGCTGCTCGGCGAGGTCGAGCTGTCGCGCGGCGGTGGCCGGGGCGACCCGGGCGCCGCCCTCGAACCGCAGCCCCTCATCCCGCGCGATCTTCGACACGGTCGAGCTGCTGCGCCCGATGGCGCGCGCGATCTGATTCCGGGACTGCCCGTCGGCGTGCAGGCGGCGCACCTGCTCCCGGTCCTCCTCGGAGATGGGCGCGGCCATGTGCTCACCTCCCGGACATGCGAGCGGCCCGGCACCTGCGGGGCAGGGGCCGGGCCGTCGAGGAAGTGGCTCAGGCGGTCTTGCAGAACGTCGCCAGCGCGGTGTTGATCTGCTTCGCCTCGGCGGTGCTCACCTCGTGCGAGCTGGTGCCGAACCGCTGCTGCGCCGACCAATCCACCTTGTCGGCCTTGCCGTTGATGGCGCTGCACTGGTTGCGGCTGTTGTCGACGGCCTTTTCCTTGTCTGCGACCAATTCGCGATAATCCCAGTCTGGCAGCCCTCCTCGAACGTCGTTCACGGGGACGGGGATACATGCGATGTCAGGTCCGGCGCCGTGCTCGGCGGCGATCGGTAGTCGGAATGCCGGAAAGGACCCCTGCCGCCGCGTGCGTGGTGGCAGGATCTGCGCCCAAGCGAGGCTGTAGGGCCCTTCGCTGCGCACTAACTGGCAGAAACGAGCGCCCTACGCCTCCTCGCGGGAACTCAGCCTCAGGCTGCGCACCTGTGCCGTGTAAAGCGCCGCCGACCACCAGTACAGTGCGGCCCCCCAAAACGCGAGCGCCCACCCGATTGCGCGCGCATAGTCGGCCAGGGAATTGCCTCCGTCAGCAAGGAGGAGTAGTGGAAATGCATACATCAGGTTGAATGTAGCCGCTTTCCCGATGAAGCTGACCTGAAGAGGGCTGTATCCGATTCTTCGCAAGGTGGCGATATTGATGAACATGAATATGTCGCGCGCGACAAGTAGCAGCAGGAACCACAAAGGGATAACATCCCTCAAGAGTAGCGCAAGTAGCGTAGAGATGGTATAAAGCCGATCGGCGGCTGGATCTAGAATCTGACCGAGGCGAGTTACCTGATTCCAACGACGGGCCAACTTCCCGTCCAGGTAATCGGTCACCCCGCTAATAGCCAGCAAAGCGATCGCCCAACCGTCAAGGCTTGGAGAGTCAAAGTAAGGCTGAAGGACGAGCCACAGAAATACTGGAACTCCGGCAACGCGCAGTGCGCTCAACGCGTTGGGGATTGTCAACACCTTGTCAAAGTGCTCGTTTTTCACTTCCCTGCCTCCAGCTGGACACTCCAACACCCCAGGCTTTCCGAGTCTAAAGTTGGGCAATTTTTGATCTTATCAGAGCCGACCCTGGCTGCGGTCGACAAGGGTCGGCGAGTCGATGCGCGGCGGATCGTTGAAACCGCGAGGAGGTTGACGGGTCGGCGAAAATATGTCCGAACACGTATGGGTTAAAGTGCCCTATTTCGGGCATTAGGTGTCAATGTGGAGTCTTATTTATACCCTTGTGGATCATGATCGACGTTGTTAGCTTGTTTGGGCATTGTTCGGTCATCAATGCGCTGTCCCCCGCTCTCGCTGTCATGGCGAAAATGGGGGTAGGCTAATTTATTTAGACGTGCGGTAATAGCATTCTTGCATATGGGGGATTTTGTGAAAATGAAGCGCTTGACGGTGATCGTTTCTACTACCGTGCTGGCCTCTGCGGCCTTGGTGGCGGTTTCGGGTAGCGCCGTAGCTGCGTCGCATAGCACCACATGGAAAAACGCGGCGACCGGCCGTTGGCTCGGCGTGGACACCGGTATAACTGGCACTGGGAGTAAGGTTCTCACGGATAGCCGTAATGCTGGCGGATGGGATGAGACCAAGAACTCCGACGGCACATTCACGCTCGCATGGAACGGCTATGGCACGGGTTCCCACTGCTTGGACAGTAAGGCCAACGGTTCCGTCTACGCGATTTCCTGCAATGGCGGAAATAACCAGAAGTGGCACGAGACGAAGACTGCCACCGGGTGGCGTTTGAAGAATAAGGCTACCGGACTCGTCTTGGACAGTAACGCGTCCGGCTCTGTCTACACGAAGGCTGACAACGGTGGTAAGTATCAGCGGTGGAACTAACTCCTAGGGAGTAGCTCTAAAGCTCCACGCTTTTTGATTGGCCGCCAGCGTTAGCTGGCGGCCAATCTGCGTCCGGGGTAAATGACTGGGCGCGCTCGTGTGGTTGCAGTTGTGCCGTTCCGGGTCGGCCGTAGGCGGTGGGCGTCGAAGGGGTGTTGGGCCCCACGATGGCGGGTGATACGTACGGCTTGCCTCGGTCACGTGGCCGTAGGGAGCGCCTTCTCCTGGTCTGCTTCGGCCAGCGCGGTTACCAGGGCGAGCAGGTCATGCCACTGCCACATCCGTCGACGGGTGAGGTCGAGCGGCACGGGGCGGGGCAGCGGTGGCCCGTGCCGCACGTGACGCTCGGCTTCTGGCCTGGACCAGCGTGCAGGCTAAGAGCCCCACCGCACCTCGGGCACGGCGGGTCGGGCACGGGCGTGGTGCGCTGGTCGAGGTTGAGCGTGTGCAGCAGGCGGCTGGCGGCCTGATCAGTGACGCGGTGTGCCTCGTGCAGTAGTTGTTCGGGGAGGGGTGCGGATGGCGCCTCGGCGCGCGGCTCGGCGTCCTCGTCGACTACGCGCCCCTCGACGTACAGGGCGGCCCAGTGCAGGCCGTACGCGCGGCTGCCCGGGTCGGTGGGGCTCCGGAACGTCCAGCGTCGCGGGTCGAGCGCGGTCCGCTGGACGGCGGCGGCGAGGGTGTCGGCGAGGTCGAACAGTGCCCGCTCGACGGCGAGGCCGGTGTCGAGGGCGTCAAGGTTGACCGGGGCCGGGTGCTGGCGCAGGACCAGCGGCGCTCGGTCGGCGACGTCGAGCGTGTCCTCGTCGGCGGGGCGCAGCGTGTGCGCGAGCTGCCGTGGCGGCCACACATCGGCCGGCATGGTCTCGATGGCGAGCAGCAGTTCGCCCCAGTGCTGGCGGATGGTGGCGAGGTGGGCGGCGGCCTGGTGGGCGCGCGGGTGCGGCACGGCGGGTCTCCTCGACGGGCGGCCGGGGCGCGGTGCTGCGCCCGGCGCGGTCACGGGGTGGGCTGGCGGTGGATCGGGTGGGATGGGCGCGGGGCGCAGCGGCGGCACCGCCGGTGCGGGCGGGTGGCCCATGACGGGATGACGCGCACCGGGTCGGCCGGATGGGGGCGTTCCTGCTCGGCGTCGCATCCAGGGCACGAGTCACGCAGCAGGCCGTAGCCGTGCGCGCACCGGACGGCCGTCGTGGTCACCGCTGCGCCTCAGCGAGGGCCTGTTCAGCCTGCTCGGCGCGCCGCTCGGCCTCGACAATGGCCTGCTCGGCGGCGTCGAGGCGCTGATGCAACCGGCGAACGGCAGCCTGCTGCCCGCCCGCCTCCCGGCGGAACCGGTCGCCCTCGACCATCTCGGCTTCCACGTGCGCGCGCAGCAGCGCCCCCTCGGCCGGGGACAAGGCCCGCTCGCGCTGCGCCCGGGAGAGCAGGACGAGTAGGGAGTCGCGGCGGGCGGTGCGTTCCTGTGTCCGGGCGGTGCGGCGGTTCATGGGTGGGGCTCCTTGCGGTGAGGTCGAGGGCGGTCGTGCGCGGGGCGGGCAGCGACCGGTCGCGCGCGGGTCGTCGCGAGGCTAGAAAGGGGCCTGGTCCCGATGGTTATTCCAGGCGTCGGAAGGCCGGTTGCTGGCTCCAGTTGCTCGACCTGGGGGTGTCGCCTGCGGGGGTGCCGGTGGTCTTGGTGACGACGGCGGTGGCGCGCAGCAGGGACGGGGCGACTTCGTCGGCCTGGATGTCGTACGAGGACCGGCGGTTGCCCTCCTTGTCGTCGTACTGGCGCTGGGTGCCCTTGTACGGAGGTCATCCCCAAATGCGACGCCACCTGCCCGCGTGCGCTATCGCGCTGCTCATTTCCGGCATTGCTGTGGCACTCATCGGCTTGATCGGCGACAGCCGCAACGCCGTTATGAACGTCGGCATCATCATGGGCTTGGTGGCCGTCCCCGGAATCGTCGCGGCTTCTGTTGACCGCGCCCACCACATCTTCGACGACCAACTCGCCACCTCCCACCGCGCCGGATATGAGCTAGCGCTCGACCACGTCGCGCGCGGCCTGCTCGACGCCCCCGCCCCGCCGAACCCCGGCCGCCGCTAGGGTCACGCCGAGCCGGTCGCGGGCAACGTGATCACACTGTGACCGCGGCCAATCCAGAAGCGGAACAGAAGGCACTGTGACAACAGGGCAGATACCTCTCCCTTTCAGACGGGAGCAACTCACCCCCGCTATCGGTTACATCCGGGTCTCGACCTGGAAAGAAGAGAAGATCAGCCCCGAGCTTCAGAAGCGTCCATTGAGGACTGGGCGAAGCGAAGCGAACGGGTCGAAACATCGTTCAGTGGGTCGTCGGCCTCGATGTCACGGGTACCAACTTGCACCGCAAGATCATGAAGGCCATCGCGGCCATTGAGGCCGGTTTGGCCCAAGAGATTGCGGTATGGAAATTCAGTAGATTCGGACGCAGCCGACACGGCGCCGCGATCAACCTCACCCGCGTCGAGAAGGTCGGCGGCCAGCTCTACTCGGCCACCGAGGACGCCGACCCGCGCACTGCCACGGGCTGGTTCACCCGAGGCGTGCTCTTCGAGGTCGCCGCGTTCGAGGCCGATCGAATCGGCGAGCAGTGGAAGGAGGCACACGAATACCGCCATGCCATCAAGCTCCCCGCGATGGGCAAACCGCGGTTCGGCTACATCTGGCACAAGCGGTACGACCCGGCAACCGGAGTGCTCCAGCAAGAGCGCTACGAAGTCGACCCGGAACTGCGCGACATCGTAGCCAGACTCTACGCTCGCTACTTGAACGGGGAGGGATTCAAGGTACTGGCCCTGTGGTTGAACGGCCTCGGCTGCACCACCACGCGCGGCGGCATCTGGGGGCTGGAAGGTCTCCGGTACTACATGGGCAGCGGCTTTGCGGCTGGCCTGTTGCGCGTCCGACGCGAGGACTGCCCACGCGGGAGGCATCAAGGCCAGTGCAACCACTACGACCTTGTGCCAGGCGCACAGGAAGCGATCATCAGCGACGAGACATGGAAGGAGTACGAGAAGCGGCGCAAGCAGGTCGCGGGCACTCACCCGCGCAGCCGCCTCCCCAGCTCGGAGGTAACCGGGTTGACGCGCTGCGGCCAGTGCACGGGAGCCGCAACGCTGGCGAGCAGCCGTGGCAATCCGGGATTCCGATGCTCACGGCGAGTTCAATACGGGGATGCCGGGTGCGTGGGCGTCTGGGCCCGCGGTGCCGAGGTCGTCGCCGAGGCCCTCAAGAAGCTCGGCGAGTGGGCCAGCGGGATCGACGAGGCTCCGTCGACGCCGCTGGAGAGCAGCGGTCGGAACGACGACCGGGCGCGCGCTGCTCGCGAGCGGGCCAGGGTGCAGAACGAACATGCCAAGGTCGAGGCGTCGCTGACGCGGCTTGCCATCGATGCGGCGAAGGACCCGGACAAGTACCCGGACGGCGTCTTCGAGGCCGCGCGGGACGAGCTGGTCGCTGAACGCGACGCGCTCGCAGAACGGATCTCGGCTCTTGTCGAGGTCGAGGAAATGCCGGAGGCAGAGGACTATCTGCCGCTCGTGGTGGGTGTCTTGGATGAGTGGGACACGCTGACCGTCGCTGAGCGGAACCTGATCCTTCGGAAGCTGATCGGGCGAATCGTGCTGCACCAGCCGGAGCGGCCGGGCCCGATAAGGATAGAGATCATCCCTGTATGGGAAGAGGCGCGCGAGCCCGACCAGCGCCTTTACGCCACGATGGCGTGACGTTCTTCAGAGAGAAAACCCGAGAAGTTCCTGATCGCCCCCGACGGCACGGTCGCGGCGCGCTTCGCCCCGCAGACCGAGCCGGACGCCCCCGAGCTCGTCGCCGCCGTCGAGGCCCAACTGCCCGCATGACGGCCCGGTGCGCGTCCGCCCCGGCGGGCGCGCACCGCCGAACGCCCGCCCGCCCGGTCGGCGGCCGGACGTTCACTCCTCGGCGCGCCTGGTGCCGGGGCCCTTCGGGGGTGCGTCGTGGCGGCGGGAGCGGGGGATGACGCGTTCCTCGTCCGCGGGCGGGCGCCGGTCCGCGGGCTGCGGCGGGGGGTCGGTCGGGGGCCAGGCGACCGGGGTCGGCGCACCGGACCGCCACTCCCGCAGCAGTTGGTCGAAGATCGGCGTGGCCTCCTCCCGGCGCCCGGCCTGCGGCGCCGGGGCCGTGGGCGGTGACGGGGGGAGAGCGCGGCGCCGGAACGGGGGCCCGGCGTTCTGCTTGGCGTCCATGACCGGACTCAACCAGCCGACCCACCCGCGGGTTGCGGGCACACCACCCGGACCGCCGCAGATGCGCCTGCGCCGGTGACGGGCAGAAGATACGTTCCCGCGCGCGCCGCGGTTGACAGGCCACGCCGCCGGGCAGGCGGCCCACTGCCGCTCCGGTCCGCAAGGGCGGGGCGGTCCCGGTCCGGCGGGCGGAGCGCGCCGCCGGGCGGGCGGCGGGAAGCGGGACCGCGGGGAGAGGGGCGCACATGCTGTCAAGGCGATCTTCGGCCGGTCCGCCCCCGGGCGACCGGCGGCACGGGGGCGGCGATTCCTCCGGCGTACGGGCGTGTGTCCCGTCCCGGGATGCCGAGGGGTGTCGTGAACATGCCCGATGTGTCGGATGTCCCCCGCCGGAAAGGTGTCGCGATCGGACCCTGCCTTCCCATGAGCGGCCGGATGTCGTCTACAGTTGCAGAAGTCTGCAATTCAACAGTTGGTGTGGTTGTCGGCGGACCGTGAGCGGAGGCAGGCGTGGGCGGATGGGCCGGAGCGGCAGGGGAGCGGTCCCGGGATGCCCGGCGCCGCGCGGCGCGGACGCCGCACCGACCGCACCACCGACGCCCCGCCGCGGCGGGAGCCCCCTCATGAACGACCCCCGGCTGCCGCTGTACGAGGCGAAGGCCGCATTCTTCCGGGTGCTCGGCCACCCCGTACGCATCCGTGTGCTGGAGCTGTTGCAGGAGGGCCCGTTGCCGGTGCGGCAGCTGCGCGGCGCGATCGGCGTCGGACCGGCGGCACTCTCCCAGCAACTCGCGGTCCTGCGCCGCTCCGGCATCGTCACCGCCACCCGCACGGGCACCACGGTCGTCTACGAACTGGCCGGCGGCGACATGGCCGGTCTGCTGGGCGCCGCCCGCCGGACCCTCCCCGTGGCCCTGACCGGCCACGGCGACCTCTCCGCCGACCCGCGGCGGACACCGGCCGGGCAGCCCCGCGTCCAGGAGGCGTCATGA